CCTTTGTCTTGCCTATCTCAAGTGTGCAACAATCGTCAAATTTTTCTACGACTGTAATTGTTGTCACTGTTGTTCTTGTGCCGCTAATATCAAAATCAGCCATCATCGTTCTCCTTCTTCCCAATATTCGTAAGCGTCAAAAGCTTTACAAAACCATCTCTCTAATAGACTCCATTCTATAGATAAGCGACCATCCGCAGAGTCATAAAACATTCGTTGTGATGGATATAAGGTATTACTAGCAAGCCTTTTGTCTTTTTCTATTTCATCCTTCAGCCATTTAATAATGTAACTAGCTTTTTCTTTGCTTGTATCTATTTCGATGGTTTTAATCATCATCGTTCTCCTTAGTAATATTTAAAAGCGTCAATCTCACCATTGTCATTGTGTACAGTGTGGAATTGATTTAACGCTTGGATGATTGTGTTGATGGCATTGATAGTCTTTTCATTTTCTTCGTTCTCAATGTTGTCCCTCAACCGCAGCCCTAGTGACAAGTCAGGGTCTGTTTCACCCTTCTCACCCCATAGGTGTGTGATAGCGTCATGTACTTTTCCTTCCAAATAGTCGTCCAGAAAAGAAGCATTGGTGTATGCTTCAATTTGTTCTACAACTTCTTCAGGGTCGTAAGGGACAGGATTTTCGCAAGCACCTTCCCCAAAAGCCAGACTGTAAATTTCTTTCTTGAATTTTTCGTTATTCATCATCGTTCTCCTTTGGTTGATTATTTTATGGTTACACTGTCCCCAAATTCTCCTGCTGAGAAGTCAGGGGTAGTGTGTGTAGTTGCCCATAGCACTGGGTAGTCAGGCTCAGTCACGTTGACCTGTCCTATACCGTCAGTGAAATAGACTAGGCAGTCAGTCTCTATCTCTTCATCAGCGATGTACTTAAAGACAGGGTCAAAGCGAGTACCTCCACCGCCTACAGGATTAATGTCTAGCTCAATAGGTGAAGCACCTGTAGTGCGACAGAAAGTGTTTCTCTCCCTCACTCTAGTGTCGCAGTAGATTATCTCTACTGTGCTAGGGTTAAGAGCCTGCACCGCGTTATTGATGTGAGCCTTGATCATTCCTGTTAGCTCCTCAGTGAGCGAGCCAGAGGTATCCCAAGCAAACACGAGGTTAAACTCTGGGTCTCGTGTAGCAGCAGGCAGGATGTGACCAGTGTGCAACAGCCTACGGTCAGGTGTGTTGAAGCTAGAGCGAGAGGTCATGTACTGAGTAACCCACTGAGCGAGCTGCTCATACCATGCGACTGCGTCAATCTTGTTGACCTCTAATGCTTCTCTGACCGCAGCATCTACCTCACCAATACCGACACGCTGCTCTGCGTCCATAGCTTCAGACACAGTAGACTGAGCCTTCATCTCTTCAGAGGCTTTCTCAGACTCTGTGAGAGGCTCGCCGTCATCGTTAGTGGCATCCCAGACCTCACCTACCAGAGGGTCAGAGCCTGCGCTAGGATCGTCCTCCTCGTCCTCTGTGGGGAGCTTGTTGTATATCTGCTCGGCAGTCATGCCCTTGTACTGCTCATCGAACAAGCCACCCTCAGGCAGGCGGAATACGCCAGACTCTACCAGTATCCAGTTAATGGCATAGTCGCAGGCTTTATTCCATCTGTCCTGATCTCTACCGTTACGCCTCAGGTGATGACAGAAGGCAACGTGCAACACCTCATGAGCAATGACAGACATGATCTCGATAAGCTCAAGGGTAGCTACCCAAGCAGGGTTGTAGTAGATAGCCTTGCCATCAGTAGCCATAGTCTCAGTCTCTTCGGTCTCGATATACTCAAGGTTAAGAGCGAGGCTTGCAAAGAATGCATGACGCACTAACAGCATCGACTTAGCTCTAGCAATTAGGTTACCCATAGACACCTCCAAGGTTATCTAGAATTGATTTAGTGTCAGCAACAATCCGCTCACGCTCCCCTAAACTATTCTTTATCTTGTCAGGGGTAATGTTAGATAGCTTATCCTTAAGCTCAGTAGCTGCCTTGGCTATGCGTGGATCGTCAGTGATGTTGAGGTGAGGCAGAAGCTTAGCTAACTCAGTGACCTTCTCTACGGTGCTGTCCTTGAATCGTCCGATCACCTTGCCCTTAGCATCGTGTCCGTACTTAGCGCAGACCTCACCTAAGTGGCTGACAGTATCAACCAAGCGATCTTCGACAGACTTCATAGCGTCCTTGATGCAGTCATCTACATCAGTTTGTATGTCCACTCGTAACTTCTCGTTACGGTCATGAGAGAGATTGTCGATGCGGAAGTCATGAGTATCAGGGACAAGCCTATAGGTCAGCTTCATAGTAAACCTGCCAACAATCTCTTCGACAGAAGGATAGTCAGCAGAATCAAAGGCATCACCTAGCCTACGCTTAGCACGTTCAATAGCTGCCTCAGCCTGATCTCGCAGGCTATCCTTAGCATCATTCCAAGCCTGCTCAGCGATGGCGTACTCATACTCAAGCTGATCCATGAGAGCGTTAGCCATGATGCGCTCACCTACCTCCCATGCAGAGCCTAGTCGGTTGATTATATTGTTTCGAGTGTCCCCTTTAATCTTGGCTAACTCTGTGATAGCAGGGCAATCGAGCAAAGTTTTCTTAGACTCAAGGGAGCTTGGGTCTGCCTTAACTAGGTTAGCCAGTTTACGGGTAAGAGTAGGATCATTTTTTTTGTTAGGAAATTCTTTGAACCTGAGCCTAACTAGTATGCATTTTTCTCTTAATGTAGCCATGTTGTACCCCTTATTGGTTGTTGATAAATAAATCTTGGTTGGTAGTTTTATAGTCTCGATACTCTGGCGTATCCTTAAGCTCAGGATACTTAGCAGTAGCAAGCCTCACAAAGATCACGCCAAACTCTGGCCCTAGCACCTCGTGACAGTAGCTAATACAGTTAGCCCATGCCTTGGGATAGTGTCCGTTGATAGCTTGATGAGCTAGGCTAGAGGTCAAGGCATACTTGATGCTGACATCAGACACCTCAGGGCGAGCGCCCTTGCAGATATCACTCCAGTTAGGCAGTTCTTTGACTACCTTAAGAAACTTGCAGAATTCAGTCGTAACAGCCTCGCCTAGCACACCGTCAGACAGGTAGCCTTGCAGGACATCATCACTGTAACCGTATTGCAGGAAGTCGTTAGTCATCTCCCATGTGGCAGGACAGGCAAAGCCTGTGATGTTCTTAGCTTTGCTAGCTTCAATCCCATTGGGATACTCATGCACTAGGTCTGGTCTAAAGCTCAGGAAGGCAGCGATCAAGGGATTCCATCCAGAGGATGCAGCATAGTCAGCGAGATCATTAGCATCTGCGTAGATGCCTACGTCTATAGCTCGTCTGGTATTAGCCACATTAGGTGATACCCTAGAACCTGAGCTGTCTGCGAGTCGGTTCTGAGCAGATACGATTATCCATCCCTCAGGCAGGGTGTAATTGCTAGACACCTTACCTTCATAGAGTAAGGGCATCAGGGCATTGACCATGTCACCTTCAGCCTTATCTATCTCATCAATAAAGAATACCCCATGAGCAGGCGTACCCTCTACGCTGAGGTCAGGCAGGAAATCAGGCGGTGCGAAAGTTGTCTTGCCATCTACGATGGTAGGCACACCAAGCAAATCCCATGCGCCATGATTAGCGATGTTGATAGACTCAAAGCCCCAAGGCTCGCCAGTCTCCTCAGCTAGGCGCTCGACTAACTGCTTAACGATTGCAGTCTTGCCTATGCCTGAAGGCCCATGAAGCCTGACAGTGTGCCGTACACCCCTAGAGATATCGACTTTAGTTTTAGTAATGAATTCGCTAGCAAATTGTTTAAGTGTTTTTAAGTATTTCATTGGTTTAAGTTACCTTGATTGGTTGAAGTTAGCCCCTCCGAAGAGGGGCGGTGTTACTAGTGAGACAGGTGAGATATCACCTGCTCCTGAGTAGGCTCTTCTCCATGAATAGCCTTGTGAACAGAGCTGAAAGCCCTGATTACGGTTAATAACTGTGCGTCATTTAACACACGCTCTAATCGCAGCAAGTGGTTATCATCCGACTCGCGCAACTGCTTGCGTACAAAAAGTAATTTTGAATTGTCGATGTCAATTCTCCTTTACTGGTTAATGGGAAGTTAAGTAAGTAATCCCAGAGCATCTGCGAATAGAATGCCGAAGAGCACACCCATGGCGCAGACCCCTAGAAATGAAACAAACTCGATTAAAGCTTTTCTCCTCGCAGCCTTACGCTGCTGTGATGGTTTGAATTTAAAGATAGGTCTCATGCTGTACCTCGCTTAGTGTCCTCGCTATAGCCTCTGAGAGTGGCTGACATTACGGTCTTGACACGCTCGTGAGCCTTGAGGAATTGACGGCTAAGCTTGCGCTTCATAGCATCAGTATCATGAGTCACGCGAGTGAATTCGGTGACGGTCACATAGTGCTCGTTACCGTAGTATTCACCCTCTCCCTTAGCTTTGAGCCTGTCGATGAGCTGCTTTTTCTCTGCGTTAAGCTCAGCTATATCAGCAGCTATTTCTGCTATGCGATTTACGGCGTGATTATCCCAATAACTAGTGCCTTGGTCTGACATATGTATTCTCCTAAGTGGTTGAATTAATTTACTATGGGCTATGCTTAAGACTCGAATCTCCATCCATCAGACATATCCCAGTTAACTTTGAATTCGGCTTTATCTGAAAGCTTTTCCATATACCCCTGTTTTCTTAGCCTCTTTCTTACGGTTGATATGAGCCTTACCTCTGGCATAGCAGGCAGGCGGTTGGTTTTTTCTGACTTTAGTTTTCATATAATCCCCATAAGTGTGCCGATAGCCCAGAGCTGAATGCGCTGAGTAATAGTGAAGTGGATACCGTCTGACTCATCGATTCCTATTTTCAAGGCTCGTGACCAGAGATAGAAGTGGTTGGTGTCTCTGATAATTAGTATTGCTAGAAATTTTTTCATGATGTCCTCAATGGTTGAATTGAAGTTCTCTCACTTTTTAACCTAAGAGGTTTATGCCCTCTCGCGCTTGGGATTCAGGGGTTACCCTTACCGGAGTACCTCGCGCCATTATCTCGTCACTCAAATCAGAGCGGTCTAAGACCCTTTCGATCTGAGTACCTTCGTTTACATCCGACCCCATAGCTGCCTCTAAGAAGGATAAATCGGCAACGGTTTAAACGGGGTTTACTGTGTCAACTACATAGTGTGTCTCCATATATGATCAAGATTAAATAACCAAGCACACTCAAACGAATGCGCTTAGGTATTGAATCAGTTCCTCTAGCCCTCACAGATAACCGTCATCGTTATCAACTGCGTGAAACCACCTCATTGCACTCTGATCAAGTGGACTACTTAAAGTAGTCAAAGGATTCAAGAATCCAGTCTCCGAAGTCCCGCAATATACCCTGCGGTTGGTTTGCACATATTCAGTGTAGCTAACTGTCTCTCTGCCAATTAACCCTGAGGGTGTGGCCGCATCCCGTAGCAGTGTCGAAAGAAGCAAGTTATCCTTAACTCGATAATGTGAATGTTAAGCGATGTATCGACAGAACACAACACATCATTAGATAAATATTTAAATAATCTAATTACCTGCTAGACGATTAAGGTCTATATTTTATTCCATTCAATATGAAATAAATTTTATGACTAATAGAATCAATAACTTAGGTTGGCATTTAACGATAGGGCTGTTATAGACCTATTTAGGTATTGTGAGTAAGGGTTATTAGATCGTTTAATCACGGGCTTCTGAGAGCCTCTGAGGGGCATATACTATTTGCACGTTAGTAGGATGGGGGTTATCTTAGATTTACCTATAGAGTAGTGAGTAAGTAGAGATGGCAGATAAAAAGGGTAAACTCAGCACTAAGCAATATCTATTCGCAACCTTATGCGGTAGCACTAACCTCAGCATGACTGAGTGCTATAAGCGATCTTATGAGGCAGAGAATATGTCCCCTGCTAGTATAAGGAAGGAAGCTTCACGCCTAGCTGCTAGCCCCCATATCGCCCCCATCATAAAAGAGTATTCTGATAAGAAAGCAGCGGTTGCACATAGCCAAGCCCTCTCTCAGGCTGTGTCTGACAGAGATAGAGTGCTAGGTAAGCTTAGACACTATACCGACAATGCAGAGTCCGAGGCTAATGCCATACGAGCCACAGTCGAACTAGGGAGAACGTGTGGAGTGTTCCAAGATACTGTTGAGATTAAGTCAGAGAGAAGCAGTGATGAGATTCTGAACGAGTTGCAAGCTAAGCTAGACCAGCTCACTGCCATACCCACCGAAGAAACCGATCAAGTACACTAAGCCAATAACCTTAGAGCTCGATAGAGTTATACCTGATACCTCTATAGTGTGATACATGATACCTAATAGAGTGATACCTGATCCCTCAATAGCCTAACACCTGACCCCTTTACCCCACCCCCCCCGACACACAGATGCCTACGCTATGCTATACACAGTATTCCACACAAACGATTTTGTAATCTGACCCTTTTTACACAATAGATCGATAGGTTCACAGACCTATAAAAATTTTTTGCAAAAATCTGAAGGTGAGGGGTTATGCTGTGCCACTGTTGACACACGATCTGTCAAGAGGCATCATATGCTACAATTATCCTAGTTATGTCTAGGTCGTACTACTAGTACATTCTAGTTAGTATGTACTAAAACCCCCCTTTGGTGGGGGGTTTAGCTTAAGATGGTCATAGCTAGTATGTACTAGGGGGATAATTGAATCTTACAGAATCCCAGTTGGAGCAGATTAAGAAGCTGCCTGCCTCTGAGCAGGAAGGCTTTCTTAGTTTATTTCAGGAATTAGATGAAGCTCGTTCCCGTGAGCAGTCAAGGGTAAGTTTTATCGGTTTTGTTAGAAGTATGTGGCCTGCGTTTATTGATGGTGAGCATCATAAGATTATGGCTGATGCTTTCGAGCGTATTGCTCGTGGTGAGTTAAAGCGGTTAATAGTGAATATGCCGCCCAGACATACTAAGTCTGAGTTTGCGAGTTATTTATTACCTGCTTGGTTTTTGGGGCAGTTCCCCGAAAAGAAGGTTATTCAGACGGCCCACACTGCGGAGCTGTCAGTGGGTTTCGGCAGAAAGGTTCGTAACCTTGTCGATGATGATGATTTTAAAAAGGTTTTCCCAGAGCTGGCGCTGAGGGCTGACTCTAAAGCGGCTGGGAGATGGAGTACCAACAAGGGTGGCGAATACTTCGCTATCGGTGTTGGTGGAGCTGTTACTGGTAAAGGTGCTGACCTGCTCATCATTGATGACCCCCATAGTGAACAGGAAGGACAGAGTGCTGACCCCGCTGTGTTCGACAAGACATATGACTGGTACACCTCTGGCCCTCGCCAGCGACTTCAACCGGGAGGAGCCATTGTTATCGTGATGACGCGATGGCATATGCGCGACCTGACAGGCAAGATTATTAAAGCATCTACCCAGCGAGAAGGGATGGATGACTGGGAAGTAATTGAATTCCCTGCGGTTTTTAACGAACGCACTAGTGATGAGAAGGCTTTATGGCCTCAGTTCTGGAAGCTACCTGAGCTGATTGCGTTACGCAACGAGCTACCCTCATCGAAGTGGATGGCTCAATACCAGCAGAATCCTACCTCTGAGGAGGGTGCGCTGGTTAAGCGTGAGTGGTGGCAGATATGGGAAGAAGACCATCCGCCTCACTGTGACTTTGTCATTCAGTCTTGGGATACCGCATTTCTTAAGACACAACGATCTGACTACTCTGCCTGCACTACATGGGGAGTTTTCTACCTTCCAGACGAGAATGGCGTAACACAGGCCAATATAATTCTTCTGGATGCCTACAAGGAACGACTGGAGTTTCCAGAGCTTAAACGTACAGCTTACGAGATGTATACCGAAGTACAGCCTGATGCTTTCATTGTAGAAGCCAAGGCGACAGGTATGCCGTTGATCTTTGAGCTACGGGCTATGGGTATTCCTGTTTCTGAATTCACACCCTCACGGGGTAACGATAAGATTGCTAGGGTTAACTCCGTAGCTGATCTGTTTGCCTCAGGAATGGTGTGGTGTCCAGAGACCCGCTTTGCGGAGGAAGTGATGGATGAGTTTGCTGCCTTCCCCGCAGGTGAACACGATGACCTAGTAGACTCTTCTACTCAGGCATTGCTTAGATTCCGTAAAGGGGGTTTTATACGCCTATCCTCTGATGAGCCTGATGAACCAATGTATCAGCGCACAGCAGATTATTATTAGCATGAAAGATTCAATAAAAGAAAAAATTAAAAAAGAAATTAGGTTATGGTCTAAAGATCAACTGGAGCCTCCAAACCCTGAGTTTAATAATTTGCCAGTATGTCCTTATGCTAAGAAAGCTTGGGCTGATAAAAAAGTAGGTTTTGTTTTTAAAACAAAGCTTTACGAAAACAATATTATTTATAAATTTTTAGAAAAGTGGGATGATTCAAAAGATTTAATTATTGTTGTAGACATGAATTTTGTAGAAGATACAAAAGAATTTCATGACAATCTTGATGACATAAACGAAGATATCTCTGAAAATGACTTTGGAGACCAAGACCTATGGGTTATGGGATTTCATCCTTATCAAGAGGTTAACGAACTAATTGATGATGGAAACTTTGAAGGAGAAACTGAAGAGGAGTATGCGCTCATCTTCATACAAAGACTTTCCAAACTAGAAAAAGCTTCAGAAAAATTAATCTCTCAGGGTTACTATGAAACCTACTTTGACACCTACGAAGTAGAACAAATGTATGTACTTCGTAAAGAATATTACAGGAGACTCCAAAATGCGTGGATCGAAGAAAGCAGGGCCAGTTAAAAGAAGAATAATGAAAGGTGGAGGCATGGCGAAAAAAGCTGGGCCTAAAAAACGAGTCATGCGTGGTGGTGGCATGGCGAAGAAGTCAGGTCCAAAGAAAAAAATGATGGGCGGAGGGATGGCTAAGAAAGCTGGACCCGCCAAGAAGAAAGTTATGCGAGGCGGTGGTGCAGCCAAGAAGTCTGGACCCGCTAAGAAAAAAGTTATGCGTGGTGGCGGAATGGCTAAAAAGTCTGGTCCAGCCAAGAAAACAACGATGCGTGGCGGGGGCATGACTAAGAAGTCTGGCCCTAAAAAGAAAATGAGAGGTGGTGGTATAGCTAAAAAATCTGGTCCTAAAAAGAAAGCACGAGGTGGCGGGATGATGCGCCGCAATTTGCGTGATGAGGAGGCCAGAGTAATCAGCAGGCAAGACGATGCGGCTGATGAGCTTCGTAGGGTCAAGGCTCGCAAACCTAAGGATGCTGCCGAGCGCAGAGACAAGAAAGCTGAAACCCGCCGAGTGTCTGCAAGAGAGCGGGATGCTCGTGACGAGATGGGCAGACTACGCCGTAAAGCGGTAGGGCTTGGCATGAAGACTGGCGGTAAGGCTAAGAAAAAACAAGGATTTAATGACAAGCTAGATGAGTCTTTAGGAGCTAGAAATAAAACTAAAGGAAAACAGTCACTTAAGTCTAGACGCAAAGAAAGCGAAGGGATGGAGAAAGCAATGGGTCGCCGAAAGTTTGCGGCTGTAGGCACAATGGACAAAGGTGATCGTAAGTTATCTAAGCCCAAGAAGGCTGCATCCAAGAAGACTGCTGCTAAGAAAACTAAGTCTAAAGTGGGTACAGCTAAAGGATTATCCGACAAGATTTCTCAGCATAAGCGTATGGCAATGGGCGAGAACGTCTTGACTGGCAAGATGATCAAGAAAGCCAAAGGTGGAAAGATTACTCCAACTAAGGCTCCGAAACGTGCGCCAGCTACAACAGGTGTGAAGATTAATATGGGCGCTCCCAAGAGCAAGACAATCAATGCTCGCGGAATGGGGGCTGCTATCAAAGGTGGTCAATTCAGGACTAATACTTAGTGGCTATTGAAAAAGCTTTTTACACCAACGGTGCTGCACCACCTGAAGATACAATGGTGGTCGAGGTAGAGAACCCTGAATCCGTTACTGTAACTACCGAAGACATGGAGATGAGGATGGAGTTCGATGATGAACCCATGACTCCTAATCACTATGACAATCTGGTGGATTACATGGATCAAGCCGAGCTTGATGCGCTTGGTAGTGAGCTTGTGGGTTTGTATAAGGCTGATCATGAAAGCCGTCATAAATGGGAAGAGTCATACGTCAAAGGACTTGATCTGTTAGGGATGCGTTTTGAAAACCGTACAACCCCTTGGGACGGAGCCTGTGGCGTGTTTCATCCGCTGCTGAGTGAAGCCGTTGTCAGGTTCCAATCTCAAACGATCATGGAAATCTTTCCAGCCAGTGGCCCAGCCAAGACATCTATTGTAGGGGCGCTTACCCCAGACAAAGTTAAGCAGGCTGAGCGAGTTCAGGAATATCTGAACTATCTGATGACTAACGAGATGAGCGAATACCGGACAGAGACCGAGAAGTTGTTGTTTTCTCTACCGATTGCAGGTTCAGCTTTTAGAAAAATCTATTTTGATCATACATTGGGCAGGCCATGCTCGATGTTTGTGCCAGCAGAGGACTTTGTAGTCAACTATGGCACAGCGGATTTACAAACAGCAGAGCGTTGCACCCATGTGATGAAGATGGAAGCCAACGAAGTGCTGAAATTACAGCAAAGTGGCTGGTATGCAGACATAGAATTGCCTGCACCTGCACCAGATACCACAGAAATTGCTGAAAAATACGACAAGATGACTGGGTTTACACCAAATTATGAGGTAGATCAAAGACATACGCTGCTTGAAATGATGGTTAACGTGGATTTGCCGGGGTTTGAAGACCTTGAGAACAACGAACCCACGAATATAGGCTTGCCTTACATCATTACGGTAGACAAATCGTCCAATATTATCCTTTCGATACGCAGAAACTGGAAAGAAGAGGACGAATTAAAGATTAAGCGTCAACATTTTGTCCATTATCAGTATTTACCGGGGCTAGGTTTCTACGGATTTGGCCTAACCCACA